GCCCTCCCTGGCCTCACCAGTCTAGCATGACCCTACGCAGTTAAACGCCTTACGAGTTCGCCACCAGGAGGCGGAAGGCGCCCGCATTCGCGACGTCGCTACCGATCCTGGCGTAAGCGAACCAGCCACGTTGGCCGGTGGGTACAGCCGGCCCAGAGCCCGCTGTGACCTGCTGGAACAGCTGGGGAACCAGCTCTACCGACATTCCGCCATTTCGCGCGATGACGAAATTCGAGAAGTCCCCGACGACGGCCTGCCCCTCGGCGGTGGTCGTCCACGAGGTGGTGTCGGGCATGTACGCCGACTCGTAGACCGGCCTATTGAATAGCTGGTCCGCCCATCCTTCGGGCAAATTCACGGTATAGCCATGAAATACATTCGCCGCGCCAATTTGGCGAATTGCGTTGTTGACGCCGATGGACATGACCCAGGACGCGTTCCGGCGGAACTTCTGCGGCAGCGCCTTCCATACGTTGTACGGGTCGGGGGCGCCGATGGTGCCGCCGGTGGTGACCTTCACCCGGTCCCCGGCGGTCGCGCTGATGGCGGTGAGGATGCCCTTCGGCTCGCCGGTGCCGGAGCCGGTGGTGAACTTCTGCACCAGCAGCTCGTCGTAGCCCTGCGCGAGCAGCGTGGACATCTCCGACGCGAACCCCGGGTAGTCCTGCCCGATCTCGATCGAATACGGAATGAATCCGCGCGCCATGTGCACCAGCACGCTGGGCTGCGCCAGGGTAGGCGAGTTGTCCGTCGTCGCCGCGGCTTCCGTCTGGAACGCCCAGGTGACACCGGCGGACGACACGCCCTTCCACTGGTTCGTGTTGACCGTCACCTGCTTGGCGATGGCCAGGAACGGGTTCCCGGACTCCTGCGCGGTCAGGATAATCGACGGGTCGATGAACACGGGGATCCCGAACCCGCCCGCCGTGGTCGACCAGTCACCCAGCGCGCGGAACTCGTACCACGCCTGGACGGCCCGGTTCTCGTCCTCGGTCAGGACCGGGTGCACGTCGGTGACGAGCTTGAGGAACGCCGACCGGTAGTCGTCGTTCTCCGTCACCAGGATCCGGCGGGCGGTGATGTGGTCGCGGCGGACCTGCTTGTCGACCTGCGTCTTCTGCGCGTCGGACAGCTCGGACGCGGCGTAGGAGTCCAGGACCCGCAGCGCCCGGTCACGGGCCTCGTGGTTGGTGATGCGGCGGGTGTCGCCGGCCGGGTCGTCCAGGCCGTGGCGGATATTCGCGTAGGCCTGCTGGACGGCCTCGGGGCGCCGCTCGAACACCTCGCTGATCTTGCGGTGCTCCTCGAGCCGGTTCAGGATCTCCTCGCGCATCTGCATGCCGAGCTCGAACGCGGCGGCCTCGGCGTCGTCGAGCTCGCGGATCTCCCCGGCTTCGGTCTGGTGCAGCGACTTCAGGTGCGCGTCGAGCACGCCGAACAGCTTCCGCAGTTCCTCGGGGGTGCGGCCGCGCAGGTCATCCAGCCCCGGGAGGAACTGATCCCGGGTTTCGTTGTCAGGCATTCAGGGTTCTCCTTAGACGCCATTCGCGGTCCCGCTGGGCCGCGTTCAGGTTGGCAGTTGGTGACGTCCCGCCGTTTGCCTGGCTGGCGTCGTCTTCCTCGCCGCCGGGGGCGCTCCGCGCGCCGTCCCGCCCGGTGAAGTCTTCTGGGAGCGGCAGGGCGGCCGCCCGCATCGCGTCCTCGAACGCGGGGGCATCTGCCTGCCGGAGCCGGTGATAGAAGTCGTCGGTGCCGGACCGGACCCCGGCCGAGGCACCCGGATTGGCCGGGAACGTCACCGGGCCGAACTCCGGCACCTTCATCGCCGTGATCGTCCGCTCCGGCAGGCCGTCCGGGTTGTAGTCGGACCGGGCGGGCTTGTCGTCCCACTCGTCGCCGGTGACCCGCATCCGCATCGACGCCCCGTACACGCCCGCCTTCAGGCCCGGCAGCAGGTCCCGGTTGTAGCTGGTGTCGAACAGCGGCACCTCGTAGTGGGGGCCGTCGGACCGCTCCACCAGGGAGGCGATCGGGCCCAGCACCTTGTTGCCGATCTGGGCGTCCATCCCGTGGTCGAACAGGACCCGCATCGAATCCTTGTTGTCCCGGATCGTGTCCGCGGTCGCGCCCGGGGCGACCCGCTCGAGGAAATCGCCCTCCATCTTGGACGACACCCGGTACCAGCGGCCGAACTCGGAGAACCGGCCGGTCAGCGTCCCCAGCGAGCCGTCTTCGGCAGGCTGGAGCTTCATGCCGCCGCCGGAGCGGACGACGTCCAGGTCGGGTGCGAAGTGCGTCATGTTCTTCTCCTGCGCGTGGGCTTGTTTCATGTAGCCCGGCATGACCGCCGTGATGATGTTCGTGGTCAGCCCGTCGGCCATCTGCGGCGGGACGCCCGCCTTTAGCAGCAGGTCACGCAGGGTCGTCCACTTGTGCACGGCGGCGGACCACTTCGCGAACCCCTCCCCGGCGGTCCAGTACTTCCACAGCTTCGACCCGTGGCCGTACTTCAGGTCAGACCCCCGGTCGTCGCCCTCCGGTTCCGTACCGCGCGGCGGGACGGGCTTCGCGGCGGCGACCGGGGCTGTCTTCACCGGGGCCTTGGCGGGCGCCTTCGCCGGGGCGTGCGCGGCGGCCTTGGCCTTGACCGGAGCCTTCACCGGGGCCTTGGCGGTGGTCCTGGTACGCAGCGCCGCCGTCGTCTTCGGCCCGACCAGGCCGTCCACCTTCAGGCCGTGCGACCGCTGGAACGCCTTCACCGCCGCGAGCGTCTTCGGGCCGAAGATCCCGTCGACCTTCAGCGGCGGCTTCGCGCCGAGCGCGTTGAGGCGGGACTGCAGGTCGCTGACCCGCTTGCCGGTCTCGCCCTGGCCTACCGGGTGCTGGTTGGACGGCGTGGGGCGGTGATGGGCGCCCTTGGCGGCCTTGCCGCTCTTGCCTCCGCCGCTGCTGCTGCCGCTCGCGGGGGCGAACTGGCCGCCCGCCGCGGACCCCGCGGGCGCGTGCATCTTGTTGAACCGCTCCGCGAACAGTTCGTCCGTGACCCGGCGCGACCACTCCGGCGGGGGGATGGCGTACGTCGACCCGAACGGCGGATCAGTTTCCGCTGCCATCCTGAGCCCTGCCTTCCGTGTCCGGCGGCTCTGCCTCGTCCGGCGGCTCTGCGGCGCGGTCAAGCTTGAGCTCGCCGGCGATCCCGGCACCTATAGCCGCATAGCGGAACCACCCGCGGCCCGTATCAGCCATGACCGTTCGTCTCCACTTACGGGCTCCCGTCGTCTCCGTACGTCTCCTGATGCCGGCTATGCTTACCCGTCATACGCATATTGCGAAAGGTGGTGCGTAGTGACAGGCAAGCAAGACGCCCAAGAGGTCAAGCTGGCAGGCTTGGCCATCGAGGGCCTGAAGCTCCGACTGGTCGGCACATCGGCGCTGATCGTCCACAAGTGGAGCGAGAAGGCCAAGAAGCAGATGCTCGACAAGCAGATGAAGCGGGCATCCCAGGGCAAGGCCGCCAAGGACCCGGAAGAGGACTACCGGGAGTCTCTGTACATCCGCAGCGACGGGTCCTACGGGTTCCCGGCCGTGGCGTTCAAGGCCGCGGCAGTGCGGGCGGGCACCTACTGCGACATGAAGATGGTGTTCCTGCGCGGCGCGTTCCACGTCCAGGGCGACCTGGTCCTCATCGAGGGCGAGCCGGAGCCCCGCGAGGACATGGTGCGCGTCGGTCAGGGCACCGCTGACATCCGGTACCGGCCGCAGTTCCCGAAGTGGGCGACTGAGCTGGACATCACGTTCAACAACCGGGCGCTGACCGCTGAGCAGATCGTGAACCTCTTCGAGATCGCGGGGTTCGCGGTCGGGGTCGGCGAGTGGCGGCCGGAGAAGGACGGCCAGTTCGGCCGGTTCCAGGTGGAGGCTCTCTGATGGCCGGCGACATGGTGTACAAGTTCAAGCCCGGTACCCATATCCCCAAGGGAGTCACGCCCGACGGCATCGCAGCGGAGCGCGGCCGGATCGAGCATGACTACGGCAAGTCCACGATCGAGAACAGCGTCGAGGCGGTCCTTGCCCACCCGGAGAAGTACCCGAACCTGCGCGCCTTCGGTCCCGCCGACGAGAAGGACGCCATGCGTTATGGCATCACTCAGGGCATCCGGCGCGCATATCAGGCCGTGGTCATCGTGCGGACAGAGCCGAAAGAGAAAGCTGAGCCGCGATACATCCGGGTGTTCCACAGCGTCAAGGACGACGACGGCGATCTCGTTTACCAGCCGGTCCAGGTGATCCGGGAGTCACCCGGCCAGCGGAAATACCTGATGGGACAGCTCCGGCGCGATGCCGAGCTGTTCGCCGATAAGATGCGCGACGTGCTGGCCGAGATCGAGGAAATCAGCTAGGCAGGCTCGGCAGGGCCTGGCGAGGTGCGGCTCGGCTCGGCGGGGCACGGCAGCCGGGGCAAGGCAGTGCTGGGCCCGGTACGGCTAGGCATGGCGCGGCGTGGCAGGCGTGGTACGGCTGGGCTGGGCGCGGTCGGCCCCGGCTGGGTCCGGCGAGGCGCGGCAGTCAAGGTATGGCTCGGCATGGCGTCGCGGGGCTAGGCGCGGCTAGGCAGGGCATGGCAGGCGAGGCCTGGCGAGGCGGGGCCGGGCGAGGCTCGGCATGGCTAGGCGGGGCATGGCAGGCAAGGCGCGTTGCGGCACGGTATGGCACGGCGGGGCTAGGTGTGGCCAGGCGAGGCGGGGCTTGGCACGGCAGGCACGGCTGGGCGAGGCGCGACACGGCTAGGCCGGGTTTGGCGTGGCGCGGCAGGTGAGGCTAGGCCCGGCTCGGCCTGGCTTGGCTTGGCGAGGCGTGGCGCGGCGAGGCGGGGCAGTCAAGGCTTGGCGCGGCCCGGCTAGGCCCGGCGGCGTAAGGCCCGGCTAGGCCCGGCGGCGTAAGGCACGGCTCGGCACGGCAGGCGAGGCAAGGTGGCTACGCGCCCTGATTCGCTACCTGCTTGCCGTTGGCGGCTGCCAGCGCAGCCAGGTCCGGCGCCAGGGTGCCCGGCTGGCCCGACCCGGGCGGCTGAAGCTGTACCGACAGCAATCCTGAGTGTTTCAGGAGCGTCACGTCCTGCCCCTGCACCGCCGCGACCGACGACTCCGGCGTGAAACCTTCCTTCACGTAGGCACAGATCGTGATCGACTTCACCGCCTCGATATCGGCGGCGTCCTTCGCGTCCTCCCGCAGGATCGGCATGTCCGCGACGTCGGTCCACAGCTCCGCGTCCGCCGGGACGCGCACCACCGGCGCCAGCGAGGCCGCCAGGTTCTGCAGCGACGGGTACACCCACGTGTCCGCGAAGTTGCGCCGGGCCGCCGTGAAGTTCCCGGCGTTCAGGGAGCTTCCGCTCAGGCCCTCGGAAATGCCCAGGAGCGCCGCCGGGACCCGGGACAGCACCGACAGCCGCGTCTCGTTCGTGCCCTGAACCGCCTTCAGGTCCAGCTCCGCGAGATTTGAGCCGATTACGGTCGCGTCGGCACCTTGGGTCAAGTACAAAGTGCGATAGGCGTTGGCCACGCCCGCGTGCCGCTCCTCCATGTCCTCCACGAGCTGCAGGAACGTCTCCCTGTTCACTGCCGGTATTCCCTTGACTACAAGATTAGGGGTGGCTCCCTGTTCGAAAAACCTGATTTTATGTTCGGATGCCAGCCGGTCACCCTGCATCTCCCGGATCGCCGGCGTCAGCCAGCTCATGCCCAGGTCCGTCATCTCCGGGTCCGGCAGCGGCGCGAAGTGCGCCATGTCCCGGGGGAGTATCAGCGTCGGCTCCCCGACCCCGACACCCCGGTTGGCGTACACGTAGCCGATCAGCTCCGCGTCCAGGGCACCCGACGGCCACTCCGGCTCGGACTGGGAGCCGTGGATGATCGCGGTCCAGTCGGGGCGCAGCACCCGCAGCCGCGACGGCTCCCGGCGGACGAACGCGTTCCCGGCCAGCCCCGCGTGCCATTCCATCCGGGAGACCAGGTCGCCGGTCGTCCCGTTCGGCCATGGCTTCTCGAGCAGGCCCAGATCCGGGTTGCCGAACGTCCGCCGGGGCGTCGCCCGGTGCCACGGCGGGTTCCTGAACGTGAAACGGGCCTGGGACAGGACCAGGGCGCGGACCATCTGCGCGGCGAACGCCGGCGGGCACGCCTGCAGCGCCATCCGGTACCCGGGGAGGCTGTTCGCGATCTCCGCCGCCCGGTTCCCGGCCAGCGACTGCTGGCCCAGCCCGAACGGGTACGACGTGTTCCCGTAGGAGAACTGGCCGCCCGACGGGATCAGGTAGTCGCTGATCCACGTGTCGATGCTGTACCGGGACTCCTCGCCCCGGCCGCGGCGGGCCGCGCGGGCGCTGACCCGGTCGACGAGGTCCACTCATGGCCTCCTCGACCGGTTTAGGGTGCTCGCTGCCCGGCCCGCGCCGAGGACCAGCCTTCGATGACCGCAGACCCGCACCAGGCGAGCGCCAGCCACGTCACCGCGCATGTCTTGTACGCCAGCCAGCCGAGGCCGAACAGCAGCGCGGCGATCAGGGTCAGGATCACGCGGCCGGGATGCGCCTGCCGGGCCCGCGCCTCGATGCGGTCCAGGGGCACGCGCTCGGTCAGGGACGTCAACTCAGGGCCCTCCTGTCAGCGCCAGCTCCCGAAAAACGGCTGCGGCGGCACGGCTGCAGCCCACACGGCCAGCGTCACGGCAACCAGGGGGCTTATGTCGCCCGCCGCCGCCCGCCGGCCCCACGTCCGGCCCGCGTCCCCCACATCACGGACCGCCGCCGCCGCCACCGCGGCATCTAGCGGTCCCTGGCCCAGGTGCCGTAGCGACTTGGAGTCCGTCACCGCGTCGCAGAACTGGCCGAACGCCGCCGCCACGTCACGCGCCGCAGGCTTCGTCACCGGCACCCCCGCCGCCTCCAGCGGTGAGATCAGGCTGCCCTCGTACCCTGCCGCGTCCACGACCACGGTCCCGCCGTGCTTGCGGTACATCTCGGCCAGCCGCGGCACGATCCACGACGTCCCCGGCTGGTAATCGGCCAGCTCGGCGTGCAGGAGCCCGTCCGCGCGGCGGCCAGCCACGCCGATCGCGCCGCGTCGGCCCTCCCGGCCGTCGACCGCCACCGCGAACGCCAGCGGCCCGGACGGCTGGCTGTCCGAGTCCTTCAGGTCTTCCCAGGCAGCCTGCGGGATCACCGACCAGTTGACGCCATCCGACGGGTACGTCCCCACGCCCAGCCGCTCCCGCGCGAACTCATCCGGCGCCAACGCGGCGCGTTCCTTTGCGATGTACTCCGGCGAGATGCGGATCCCCAGCCCCGGGTTCGCCCGCGCCCAGTCCACCGGGTCCGCCGGGTCATAAGCGGCCGGATCCACCGACCACTCGAAGAACGCCAGCGACGGGTCATCACCCTTCAGGCCCCGCTCGCGCACCCGGCCGAGCTGGGCCGATGTCGGCAGCCCCGCAGTCGACGTGTACCAGACCTGCGGATTCGGCCGGGCTGAGAGCGTCGGCAGCAGGGCGGCCATCTCCTGGTCACCCAGGTCGAACGCCTCGTCCAGGATCACCAGATCCGCCGAGAAGCCCTTCCCGGACCCGGACGTCCGGGCGATGAACCGCAGCCGCTTCCCGTTCTTCAGCTCGATCGATTCCGCGCCCCGCTGCAGGTACACCTGCCGCACCCGGCGGCGGAACGACGGGTGATTATCGATCCGGCCCTGAACCCGGCGGAACGCCTCCGACGCCGTCTTGAACTCGTGCGCCGAATGCAGGATCAGCTCAACATCGAAATCGTCCAGGAACAGCGCCGCGAGCTCCAGCGCTTCGAGGATCGCGCCCTTCCCGTTCTGCCGGCTTACGATCAGCGCTTTCTCGAACGCCGTCCACCGCTTGCTGTCATCGCGGCCCAGGCCCTGGTCCAGGACCCACCGCTCCCAGTCGTCCAGGACCAGGCCGACAGCCTCAGCCAGGTCAGCGACCCGCTCGCCTTCCGACCACGCCGCAGGCGGGACCGACGCTATCCGCGGGCGCTGGTCACCCAGCAGCACGCTTCGCGGCGCGTCGAGCGTTGAGGTCATCGATCACGTCCCGTTCCGGCTGGGCTGCGGCCGCCTGGCGCAGGTCAGTCAGCAGCGCCCGCAGCTGGCCAGCGGAAGCCGCAGCAGCAACCGCGCCGCGCGCCGTGTCGATCTGGCGGGCCAGGCTCACCGCCAGCGCCGCCGAGCCGTCCGACTGCACGCTCACCTTCAGTGACCGCAGCTCAGTGCGGACAGCCTTCTCGACAGGCCCTTGCCGCTTGCGCTCAGTCATCCGATCATCGCCAGCTGCTGCGATCCGCCTGTGTGCTTGCGCGCGTTGCATCCGAAGTGCGCGAGCTGGACGTTGGCGCGCGTGTCGTCGCCGCCTTCGGCCAGTGGCACGATGTGGTCGATGGTCGGCGCCTTGGGATGCGGCACGGTCTTGGTCATTGCGACTCTGGCCTGACGGCTACGACCTTCGGCGATGCAGATGCCGCAGCGATAGCGGTCACGTGCTGCTATGTCGGCGAGCGTGTATGGCTCTCGCCTGACACCGCGCTTGCGTGCCCGCTCGGCTCGCTTCTTGCGCTGCCGCCGCAGCTTCTTGTCAGTGGCGAGACAGTCATCGCACTTGAACCGGCCGACTACTACCTGCGTGCCGCATGCGCAGCGCCACTGCGGTACGCCGGAACGATGGTGGTTGTACGCCGTGTTAGCGCACTGGCGGGAGCAGTACCTGGTGTTCTTCTGCCGACCGACGAACAGCTCACCGCAGTATTCGCATGGCCGGATGTAGACCCGGGTGAATGGCCAGTGCTTTCGCCCGCGCCCTGGGCCTGCGGTGCCGTACTCGCGTCGCCGTAGCTCCACGCCGCAGGCCCGGCTACATGTCCGCTGGGCACGGCCGGGCTTGTACTTGCCGCCGCCATTGGGCTTGAACTGCTGGCCGCAGATCTCGCACGGCCTAGCCGATCGCGATCCGGCGCGGATGCCGGGCCGGCCGTTGTAGCACTGCCGTGAACAGTAGACCTTGGCGGGCCAGGTAAGCGGGTTACCGCAGGTAGCGCATGGTCCTCGGACAGTACTCCGCCTCGGATGCGCTCGCTGGCAGTCCCGGCAACGCCTGCGGTCAGGAGGTGCCGACGTCGAGGTGACCTGAACCGTCTTCCCGCACTCTGAGCAGGTGCCATGCCTGGGGCTTCCCGGATCACACCGGCTGTGGTCTCCGGCACTGTGGCGTGATAGCTCATCTGCCGGTCGGCTATCTGGCTGCTCGCGCTGCTCAGGCGCAGGAATATCGAACAGCGCGAAATCCGCCAGTGGCGTCATGACTTCTCCAGGAGATACGGCAGCGCCCGCTCTCCTGGAGACGGGCGCTGCCTACCCCCGGTGATCAAGCCGGGGGTGATTACGGGGTTTGGACCCGCCTCGCGTTTGCGCAGGTCAGGCCCTAGTTACGGTTCGGACACACACAGGCATGGC